TCGCCACCTGCTCGCGCACGCGCTGCCTCAGCTCTTCCAGCGTGTCCATCAGCCGACGCTCGGTAGCGCTGATGCTGTGGCGGCGTAAATCCGGCAACTCCGGCAGTCGCACCCCCTCGGTCAGCCCGCGATAGTTCCCTTCGCCGCCGAAGACGCTCTTGAGCCCCTCGGCCACGTTGTTGAGCACGTTGCCCGCGATCGTCCCCGCCGCCTCGAAGACGCTCCGCCAGTGCTCCAGGAACCATTCCAGGATCAGCGGCACGCGCCACTGGAATGTATGCTTGTACTCCTCGAAGATCCCCACGATGCTCAATTTCGCCTTGGTGGTCAGGATCTCCCAGCCCAGTCCGGCATTGCGCACCCAGAACGTCAGATTCTGCAGCCATCGCGTCGCGCCGGTTCCGGCGATCGCGGCGCCAACCTGCTCCTTCAGGTCCCCCCACGCGTTGGCCAGCTGCTTGATCGACCCCTGGGTGGTATCACTCTCGGCCCGGGCCTGCTCGAACCCCGCCGCCGCCACCCGGTTGACGATGGCCAGTTGCTCGGTCGCGTCGGTGGTGCTTCGCAGCTCGGGGATATACCGCCGCAGCATCGTGAACTCGCCCTGCGTGGCGAGCGACACGTACCGCAGCGCCGTCTGCAGGTCCATCCGCAAGGCGGTCGAGAGGCCGATCGCCTGTCGGATCGTCTCGTCCATCGCCTCTGCGTTAATCCCCAGGTTGGTCGCCTGGGCCATCAGCCGCAAGGTGAACTCGTCGCCGTAGACCGTCGCCGTCTGCAGCTCGGACGCATAACCCTTGAGCCGCTTGAAGTTTTTCTCCACCTCCTGGCCCGTCGATCCCAGGGCCGACCGCAGCGCGGTCTCGGCCGCCTCCTGCTCGGCGTACGCGTTGACCAGCTCCCGCATCTGGCGGATCAGGGCATAGACGCCGATGCCCGCCACCGCCGTCTTGAGCATCCGAAACGCCCCGGCGGCCGATCGCGTGGCCTTGGAGGTTTTCCGAATCTCGCGGCTGGCCCGATCGCGGGCCTTGATCAGGATGTCCACGTTGTGCCTGGCCATCACAGCCTCTCCATTCTCACTCGTCCATCGACGCGGTCATCGCCGCCCGATCGGCCCAGATCTGCCTGCAGGCCGTCACGAACCCGGCCGCCTGATCCATACTGCCCCCCGCGACCGGAGGCAGGCCCTTGCGATACAGCTCGGCCAGCTCGATCGCCTCCCACGTCTCGGCGCCGATCGACGCCTTGGGGCACATCGTCACGTCGTAGTGGCCGTCGTCGCATTCGTCGCATCCTCGCCCGCCGCAGCAGGGGCATTCCAGTTGCGGCGTGGCCGTCGTCAGTTCGCATCGGCCGGCGCCGCAGGCTTTGCAGAGCTCTCCGCAGGCGAGGGCGACGGCCGTTCGCAGTTTTTTCGATCCACTCCGGTCATGCCGCCCATCTGCAGCAGTCGCAGCAGCATCAGCAGCTCGGCCAGGTCCAGCACATCCTCGATCCGCTCGGGATCGTAGGAGATCGGCTCGCCCTCGGCGTCCCACAGCTCCCAGCCGCCGAGGTAGCGTTTGACCGAGGCCACCAGCTCGTCGATGGTCGCGTCCACCTCGTCCGGGTCGCTGGCGTGATCCAGCCGCTCGATCCGGGCATCCAGCCGCGCCAGTTTGCGGCAATCCCGCACGGTCATCGCGCGGAAGTAGAACGCGGGCTCCGGGCTGCGGCCCCTGTCATTGGGCAGCACCAGCCGGATCGGCTCTCCGGGCTCACATGCAATAGGCATAGTCGGTCCTTTCGATCAGGTAAACGCGATGGTCAATTCGTCGTCGCCGGCGTCCGCCGAGCGGTTGGCCTGGAAGGCGATCTCGTTGACCTCCAGCCCGTTTCGATCCGCGCTCTGCACGTCGGTGAAGTGGATCTTGGGCGCGTTGACGGTGATGTCATTGCCGCCGGCCGAGCCCACCACGATATTCAGCGCCTGCTCGGCCAGGCTCGTCCAGTTGCTCCAGTCGTTGCGCGTGGCCACCAGCGCCGCTTCCAGGTCCATCGACCCGGTGATCCGCCGGTTGGCGATGTACGCGTGGGCCAGCCCGCTGGCTTTCGTCGCGTCAGGGCGAAGCTGCACGTCGTTGCCCAGATCGGTCGTGATCTCGCTGGGATAGATTGTGGAGGCCGCCAGCGTACAGGTGCCTGACGCGAACCGCGGCGGCTTGACCGTCGGGTACGTCGGGGCAAGCAGCGCCACGTCGGTCGGCTCTGACCAGATGCCGGTGAACGTGAAATCAACCAGCACCACCTCCCCGGGCCGGAAGGTGAAGACCGCATTGCCCATGCAGCCGTGCAGTTGCTTGTACAGCCCGTCCACGTAGGCCCCAAGCGTGACCGTCCTGGGCACGTCGCCGCTCGCCGCCGGGAAGCTGCTGGCCAGTTGGTAGGTGTCCGAGTTGTCGTAGAATCCGCAGGCCGTCAGCAGCGCAGACGCCCACAGCGGAACGGGCGACACGTCATTGCCGCTACCGGCCAGCTCCACCTGGAAACTGGCCTGCCCGCTGTAGGCCCCGAGTCGGCCCTCCATGGGGCTCAGCGTCCCGCCCTGGCCCGGCCGCTCGGTGAAATCCACCGTCGGCTGCATCTCCAGGTTGTAGACGTTCATCGCCGCGTCGGCGGCCTCAAGGGTTTCGGCGGTCCCCGGCCCGGTGGTCGTCTCCACGGCCGCGGCCAGCACCATTTTTCGTCTCAAAAGCGCCATCGCTCATCCTTTCCGTTGCTATCCCGCCGTGCGGGGGTCATCGATATCCGTTCGGTACCGCACCGCGACCGGTACGGCAAACGCCACGACCTCGGCCTCCCAGCTCACGCTGGCCGGGCCCACGATCGTATCGATCGCGTTGCCCCCGCGAGTCGGATCGACCATCAGCGCCTCGTGCACGTCGGCCACCCGTGCGTTGCCGATGGTGTCGGACGCCGTGGTGCTCCCCTTGGCCGGGACCACCCAGATGTACACCATCCAGGTCTGCAGCACCTGCATGCGTCCCTGCGGCTCGTCCTCGTCGACCTGGGCATCGGCCTGCATCAGCCAGATCGTCTTGTCGGAGGGAACCTGGCTGTCGCTGAGCCGCTTGGGCCGATAGACCGCAGCGTCGAACGTGTAGCCGTTGTCCTCGGTCACGCCCGCCAGCGTGGTCGCCAGGTTCGCCGCGATCAGTTCCACCACGGCCGTGCTCATCGTCTCACCTCTCGGCCTCTCGTCGTCATCATCCCGCCCGCCTCAGCCGCGCCAGCCGCTTGCGTTGCTCCTGCTCCAGCAGCACCCGCACCTGGGTCGAAACCTCCCGCTCCAGGTCCCGCCCGGCCGTTCGCAGCACGTCCCTCGCCAGGCCCTGCACGTCCTCGAACAGCTGGGGAATGCTCGGCCCGTACTGTTCAACGATCGGCAGCCGGCGGCTGAAGAGCCGCATGAACACGCCGCGATGCCCGTTGGGCATCCGGGCGATAAACGCCGACGGCTGCAGCTCCCGCCCGTCGGCATCGGAAATCTTGTACGTCACGCCCTTCTTGGTCTGCCGCGCCGAAAACCAGATCAGCGGCATGCCCCGACCGGTGATGCGGATCCGCGCCGACCAGAACCGTTTGCTCGCCTTCAGCAGCCCCACCGCCTTTTTGACAGCGCTGGACTTGATCCCGGTCTGCTGTTGAATCCGCTCGACGATTTCGCTGCGGGCCCGGGAGGCCACGTTGTTGATCGCCCGGCTCATCACTCGCGGCACGCCGCTTCGGACGCCCGACAGCGTGCGTTCCAGCCTGGCCAGTTTCCGCCGGTCGTACTCGACGCCGAGCCATTCGCCGCGCATGCTCATCGGACCTCTCCCTTCCAGACCGCGCCGTAGTCGGCCGTGACCCGATGGATCACGCGCTCGGTCGCGGTCTCTCCGCTGCGGACGGCCAGCCGCAGCTTGTCGCGGCCGGGGTCCAGTTCGGCCAGGCTGATCCCGCCGGGATCGCTGGTGGTCGCCGCCGCCGCGTTGTTTCGCACGGTCACGTTGATCCGCGGCGCGTCCTGGGCCTGCAGGTGATCCCCGCGCAGCCGCCGATGCACCACCGCCCGGATCGTCCGCTCGGCCCCCGACGCCGGCACGTACACGACTTCCTCGGCGAATTCGTCCGCATCGAACATCGCCCCGGCCAAATCCTCTGCCATTTCCGCCCGCAGCCCGGTCAACTTTCACCTTTCACCTTTCACCTGCCTTCGGCAGGCTAGCCTCTAACCTCTCACCTGCCTTCGGCAGGCAAGCCTTTCACAGCCTGCCGGCAGGCAAGCCTCTAACATCTCGCCTGCCTTCGGCAGGCCTCTCAATCACTATCACCTGATCGTCTTCGTAATCCTGTTCGCCCGTCTTGTGCCACCGGATCGGCCTCTCGGCATCCGCCAGACTGCCCGCGATCACCCGCACGCGGCACGCGCCGCATCGCTCGTAGGCTCTCGCGTAGGCCCTGGCGTGCAGCCTGGAGCAAATGCCCAGCATGGTCCCGTGTCGATCGAGCAGGTCCGGGATCACCACCCGGCTGATTTCGATCCAGTCCCGCCGGCTCAGCCCGTCGCCGTCGATCTCGCACAGCTCCGGCAGCCGCACATAGGCACTCACGTCGTAGCCGCTGTCGGCCATGGCCCCGCATGCGTCGGTGCAGTGCCCGGCCCTCGGCTCGTCGATGGTTACCCGCAATCGCGCCCAGGCCTCCACTGGCTGTGTCGAGTCCACAACGGCCCATTCGTGTCGCCACCCGCAGGCCCGGGTTGCCATGTAGGCCAATGCCATAATTCACTCTCGATCCCCCTGCAAGATCGTTCCACAGGCCGAGCACACCCGCTCGTTGCCCAATGCTACCCAGACGCCCGCCGGATTCTCGGCGCACAACTGTCGCAGCACCTTCACCGCATGGCTCGCCTGTGCGATGTCCATATCGAGCCCGTCGTCTTCGGGACTGTCCTGGCACCGCCTCGCCAATTCGGACGCCAGTTCGTTCGCGTTCATGGCGCACCGCCTACGGCGTCTCGTCCAGCGCTACCGGATCTCCGCCGGTGATTGTAGCGGAGCACGCAGCCAGCGCGTGGAACACCGCAACCATGTCGGCCGGGGCGTCGCCCTGGGCCGTAATCACGCTGGCCAAAGCCGACCGCCCGTGCCGCGCTACCGCGTCATTGGTGTCGTTCACCGCATGATTGATGGCCCGCAGCGCCTGAGCGTACCGCTGGCGAATCCGCTCAACCGCCCGCTCCTGTCCACTCTGCTCTTCCTGTTGTGTCTCATAAATCGACATATGTTACTCCCGCTAGAAATTGGTTAGTGTGTAGGGTCTAGGCGGCAAAGACCGCCTCGGTATCGAGGAACGCGACAGACCAGCGAACAGTATCCCCTGTACCATCCGCGTCTTTGACCTGGGGCACAACCGCCGTGCCGGAGACCGCCAGTTGCGCATCGAAGCTCGCATCATCGGCATCCGAATCCAACAACTTGGTCTGGGATTTGATGGCAACCGTACCGCCATCGTTTTCCACGTGGGCATAGATGAGGTAGCCGAACGTCTTGGTCGCTCCTTGCGTCGTACCGGAAATCATGCAGATAACGCAATTCGACGAATCCGTTTGCACCGTCCGCACGTCGTCGGTCCCGTCAATGTAGATGGTATGCCATGCAGTATCGCTGTGGTCGATTTCGTCGTGGTGGGGAAGCAGACTGACCTGCGCGTCGCCGTCAACCCCGTTCTTACCGGACGAGAACACCGTCTGTGCTCTAAGAGACGCGACGCCGTCGATGCCGACGTGCGTGGAGGCAACCCCGCTGGCTGTGCCACTGCTGCCTAAGTGAGTGGAATAAGTCCCGCTGGCTGTGCCATTGCTGCCGAAGTGAGTGGAATAAACCCCGCTGGCTGTGCCGTTGTAACCGAAAGACACAGAGGCGGCCCCGACGTTTGCATCGTCCCACTCAGAGCCCGTTACCTGGCCAGTCCGAAACGCCCCCTTGCTCTTATCAAACCACATCCGCTTATCGTGGTCCGAATCGCCGTCATCCGCCAGTTGCGGAGATCCAACCACAAAGTCATCGGTGTAGTTGATCTTCTGGCAAATAACTCCGCTGTCACTGATGAACGGCAAGGCGTCATACGACGCCACGCCACCGTCTACGTCTGTCGGAATCCCTCGATGTACGCCATCATTGCCCATGCTGCACCTCTGCTATATGCTGCGGCGGGCCAGGCCGCGTATCCGCACGGCGGCCGTGCCGCCGCTGCCGGTGGCCAGGAACCGCGCCTCGTAGCCCGGAATCGTTACGTCAAGTTTCGCCTCGCCCCCCGCGGCCAGGGAGTCCAGCCCGCCGGAGGAGCAGAACCGAATCGCGTCGATCAGGTTGTCCTCAAAATCGCTGTCGGACATGTAGGCCAGCCACGGCCCGCCGGGCCGCTGGCGGCACTGGATCGCGAATCCGCTCAGGGCGTTGCCGCCCTGGTTAACGATCTCCAGGTTCATCGCCACCTCGCCGCCCCCGATCGTGAACGTCCCGATCTCGGTCGACGTCCCGCTCGCCGCGGTCCCGCTCAAATCGACCTCGCCGTTTCCGGCCCGACTCAATTCGTTACTCATCGCCTCACCTCTAGGATTCCGTTTCGCACCATGCGCCTCGCAGGTGCGACTCGACCGTTTCGGCGTCGGCCCCCTCGGCCCATCGCCGCCGGGCCAGGTAGTAATGCTCGCTGCATCCGATCCGATCGATCAGCCGCCGGCTCGTCACGCCAGGGATCGCCCGCCTGCGCCATCGCTCCACGTACTGCAGCCACGCCAGATCGCTCAAGTCCGGTCCGCCCGGTGGTGCAGCAGGTCGGCCCCGGCGGTCAGCAGCGCCATCACGGCCGCGACGATCGCCTCGGTCAGCGCCGCCGCGTCGGCGCCGGCCTCGGCCGATTCCACGCCGGCCTTGGCGTACACCACGGCCAGTCCGTAGCCAACGGCCCGCGTGATCAGTTTGGCCAGCGGGTTTCGCAGGGCCTTGACGATGGGGGTCAGCAGTTGGTTCATGATTCGTCCTCGCCCGTTTCGGGCAGTTGGTTCAGCCAGGCCTCGTCGGCCGCATCGGCCCGCGCCATGGCCTCTCGCAGTTCGTCGTCGCTAATATCGCGACCGGCCGACACGGCGTCGGCAACAAGGCCGCCCAGCGTGTTGATCGCGTGCAGGGCCAGCAGGATGTTGGTGCTGCTCACAGGTCACCTCCCTGTTCGGCCTGCAGCCGATACAGCAGCAGCTCGTCCATTGCGCGCCGGAATCGATCGATCGTCTCGCCGACCGGCTCGTCGTTGAGGATGCGGTAGCCCCACAGATCCAGCGCCGCCCGCACCTGTTGGCGGATCGGCTCGATCTCCATCGCCGCATCGTCGTCGATGATGCCCGCGGCGCGGTAGGCGCTCATGGCCTCCATGGTCGCCGCGTAGGAGTTGACGGCGGTGTAGTACGTCTGCCGCTCGCTCACCTGCCCGCACCCCCCCGCGCACAGAATCCCCACCATCGCCGCCAAGCACAGAATGTTTCGGTTGTTCGTGCCGTTGCCTTTCATCTTTCACCTTTCACCTGCCTGCCGGCAGGCAGGCCTCTCACCTTTCACCTGCGGCGCAGCCGCCTCGCCGCCTCGCCGCCTACCCGATCACATACCGCATAATCAGCACCGTAATGCCCGAGCCGCCGGCGGCCCCGCCGATCACCGACCCGACCACGATCCCGACCGCCCGGTTCCGCCACGCCTCGACGAGCTTGGCCGTCGAGCACGTCAACGCGTGCTCGCGGATCTGTGCCGACAATCGATCGCCGATTTCCTGCCCGACGGCCTTCCCGACCTGCCACGCGATCTCCTGCACGATCGCCTTATCGCCTTCATCCAGCGACATCATCACCATCCCACATCTTTCATCTTTCACCTTTCACATGCCTGCCGGCAGGCAGGCCTCTCACCTGCGGCGAAGCCGCCGCCTCCCCGCGGAACCGGCGGCCTCCGTGCCGCCGGTCCCCGCGGATCAGCATCAGCTCGCGGCGGTCCAGTCGATGAGAATGCCGAACACGTCGGCCTCGGCGGTCAGCACCTCGTCGGTGTCGTACCGCACGCGCACGATGTCGCTGCGGACCGACTCGTCTCGGTAGCTCTCGACCACCGGCAGCTCGGGGCTGTCGTCGGTCCAGAGCAGCGTGCGGGCCACGCCGGGCGAGGCTTCCATGTCGCCGCCCTCGCCGAGCACGGCGAGCATGCCGTACTGGCTGCCCCACAGGGCCGACATCGAGGCCGACGCGCCCTCTTCGGCGCTGTCGTACGAGGCGGCGCCCACGACGACTTCCTTGATCTCGAGGTACTCGGCCACCGCCGCCGCCTTGACCTGCCCGGCCCGGGTGATGCGACCGTCGATGTATTTCAGGTCGCTCCAGACCGCGTCGGAGTTTCGCAGCTCCTGCCAGCCCGCCAGCGGCAGGATCAGGGACATCTGGCTTCGCGGAGCC